CTGGGACGCCAACGGCGAACCGAAGGGCGAACCCCAGCCGACGCCGTGGGTGCAGATAGTCGCCACCTCCGAAGAGCAGACCGACAACACCTGGCTCGCCCTGTATGAGATGGCCCGCCGCGGACCGATCGCGGAGATCCCCGGCGTTGATATCGGTGTCGAGGACATCAACCTCCCGTCCGGCGGCAAGATCGAACCCCGAACCTCGTCCGGCAAAGCCCGGCTCGGCGCCCGGCTGACGTTCGCAATCTTCGACGAGACGCACCTGTTCACCGAGTCCAACGGCGGCGTACTCCTCGCCTCCACCATGAAGCGGAACATCGGCGGCATGGGTGGCCGGTGGCTGGAAACCACCAACGCCTACGACCCGTCCGAAAAGTCCGTCGCCCAACGCACCCACGAAGGCAAACAGCCCGACGTCCACATCGACTACCGGCCCGCGCCGAAAGCGCCGAAGCAAGACGACGACGAGGAGTGCCTGGCCGCGCTCGCGCAGGTGTACGGGGACTCATGGTGGGTCGACAAAGACCGCGTCCTGTCCGACGCCCGCGACCCGAGCGTGTGCCCCACCTGGGCAGACGCGCTGCGGTTCTTCTTCAACCTCATCGTCGTCGGTGTCTCTGACGCCGTCGACGCGGTCAGGTGGGACGCCATCCAGGCCGACCGCGACCTGCAACCCGGCGACCTGATCTGCCTCGGCTTCGACGGCTCACGATCCCAGGACTGCACCTCGCTCGTCGCGTCCCGAGTCCGGGACGGCCGATGGTTCCACCTCAAAACCTGGAACCCCGCCGACTACCCCGACCACCGCGTCCCCCGCGCCGAGGTCGACCAGGCCATGACCGACGCGTTCACCGCCTACAACGTCCACTACCTGTACGGCGACCCGTACCGGTGGCAGGAGTACTTCGACATCTGGGCATCCCGCTGGCCCGACCGGGTGGTCGAGTTTCCCACCAACATCGAGAAGCGGATGGACGACGCGATCGTCCGCTTCCAGGTCGTGTTCAAGGGTGAGATGACGCAGGACGGCGACCCGACCCTGCGCCAGCACGCCATGAACGCCGCCATGGCGAAGGGCCGCAAACGAGCGCCGCGGCCGGAAGAGGACCCGGCGGTGCCGCACTTCTACCTGCGCGTCATCCCCAAGCGGGACAAGGGCCACATCGACGCGCTCGTCGCCGGCCTTCTCGCTGAGGCCGCCCGCGGCCAGGCCATCGAGGAAGGCGCGCTCAACGTGACGACCGTAGAGCCGATGGTGGCGTGGCTTTGACCCCCCGACGCGTCGCCGCCACCCTCGCCGGACTCGGCGCCGCCACCCTCGCCGCCGGCATCGGCCTCATCTACCTCCCGGCCGGTGTCATCGCCGCCGGTATCGAGTCCATCGCCGGCGCCTACGTCATCGCATACCTCGGGAGGGGTCGGTGAAATTCCTCGACGCCCTCCGCCCCACCGTCCGCCGATCCACCACCTACTCGATGGACGCGTGGGCGGCCGAGCTGTACCAGCGGATGCTGTTCGAAGGCAACCAGTACCCGCTCGGGTTCACCACCACCTACGGCCGCGACCCGGCGGAGCCGATCGGGGAAAGCTTCGCCGGCTACGTCCAAGGCGGGCTGAAGTCCAACGGCATCGTTTTCGCCCTAGAACTAAAGCGTCTGCAGGTGTTTTCGCAGGCCCGTTTCCAGTACCAGCGGATGCGCGAAGGCCGCCCGGGTGACCTGTTCGGTGACCGCGCGCTGACGCTGCTCGAGCGGCCGTGGATGGGCGGGACAACCGGGGATCTGCTGTCCCGGATGTTGATGGACGCCGACTTCGCCGGAAACGCGTTCAACACCGTCCTCGACGGCGAGGTTGTTCGGCTCCGCCCCGACTGGGTGGAGATCGTCCTCGAACCACGCACCCTCGACCAAGGGGCGTCGGTGCAGGTCGGGTGGCGGCAGGTCGGCATCCTGTACTACGAGGGCGGTGTCCGGTCCGGGAACGTGCCCGCGGTGTTCCTGGCCGGCCAGTACAGCCACTTCGCGCCCGTCCCCGACCCCGAGGCCACCTACCGCGGCATGTCGTGGCTGACCCCGGTCATCCGGGAACTGCAGGCGGACACCTCGGCCACGAAGCACAAGCTGAAGTTCTTCGAGAACGCCGCCACCCCCAACCTCGCGGTCTCCTTGGCGAAGGAAATCACACCGGAGCAGTTCAAGGCGTTCGTCGCCGAGATGGACAAGCAGCACCAGGGCGCCGACAACGCGTACAAGACCCTGTACACGGCTGGTGGCGCGGATGTCACCGTCATCGGCCAGAACATGCAACAGCTCGACTTCAAAGTCACCCAGGGGGCCGGGGAAACCCGCCTCGCCGCAGCCGCCGGCGTGCACCCGGTCATCGCTGGCCTGTCCGAAGGCATGCAGGGCTCGTCGCTGAACGCCGGGAACTACACGGCCGCGAAGCGGGCATTCGTCGACACCACCTGCCGGCACCTGTGGCAGAACGCCGCCGGCTCCCTCGAGGCGCTCGTTCCCGCCCCTGAAGACTCGCGCCTTTGGTACGACGCCCGCGACATCCCGTTCCTGCTCGACGACATGAAAGACCGAGCCGAGATCCAGGCATCTCAGGCGCAAACCATCCGCACCCTCGGCGACGCCGGCTACACCTCCGACTCGATCAAAGCCGCCGTACTCGCCGAGGACTGGTCGCTGCTTCAGCACTCCGGGCTGTTTTCCGTCCAGCTGCAGCCGCCCGGCACCACGGCCCAGCCGGAGACGCCCGAAGCGGGCCGGGCCGAGGCGCGTCGGCACCTGCCAGGCAGGCACAACCAGGACAGCCACGGCGACGGAACCGGCGGCGCCGCGAAAAGGCTGGGTCGGATGACCGAGGACGAGTTCTTCGAGTCACACGGCGAAGACTGGTTTGACCAGTACGGATCCAGCTCAGGCGTCGATGCCATCCTGTGGAAGACCGGCGAGGCAAGCATCTACAGCCAGACCCGAGACACCGTGAACCTGTTCGCCGACGTCGACAGTGGCGGAGCCCGCCGGCTCGCGTCGAGCATCGAATGGGCTGTCGGCCATCCCGAATCCCGGCCGGACGGCACTAAAACCGGCCTGGTCGAGAGTCGAGCCACGGACCTCGGCCCCGTCTCCGCGCAGGTCGGGTACGGCTACGACCGCGAAGACGCGTTGTTCGTCAGGGTCGAGTTCCCGAAAGTCGGCAACGCCAGAAAGCCAACCGTCCTCGACCTCGTAGACCTTGAAGCCGTCGAGTCGCTCGTCGGCGACCTTCGGATAATGGCCGACGCCATCGACAGCAAGGCGTACGAGGGACCGACTCCGGGTGTGAGCAGGCGAGAACTGCTGCCGACAGCCCGCCCCGATGACATCGCTGACCCGGCCGAGGAGGCACGGTGAACACCTACAGCCGCACCTTCGCGCTGGAAGACATCCAGATCAGCCGCGCCCACTCCGACGGGCGGACGGTCGAAGCGTACGCGGCCGTGTTCGACACCCCGACCGAGGTGATGGACCAGCACGGCCACTACACCGAGGTCATCGCACCCAGCGCGTTCAACAAGACCCTCGCCGAGCGGGCCCGCAAGGTCGGGGTGTTCTACAACCACGGCTACAACCTGGCCGGCCAGCCGGACATGCTCGGCTCCGTCCCGATCGGCACCCCGGTCGAGATCCGCGCCGACAACCGCGGGTTGTTCACCGTCACCCGGTACAACAAGTCCGCCCTCGCCGACTCGGTGCTTGAGGCGATCCGCAACGGGGACATCACCGGCCAGTCGTTCCGCGGCCGAATCTACAAATCCACCCCGCAGCGTGTTCCCGGCCGCCGCTCCGGCGAACCGTTGCCGACCGTCACCCGCACCGAACTTGGTTTGACTGAATACGGGCCAACGCCCAGCCCCGTCTATGAGGGTGCCCACATTCTCGCGGTCCGCGCCGAGCAGGTCGCCGCCTCCATCCAGGGGCTCGACGACGAACAACGCCGGGCGCTGATCCGCATGCTTTCGTCCACCACTCCCCGCGAGCCGGAGACGACCGCCACTCCCAACCCGGGAGCCGGCACCGAGGAGCCGCGTCCGCACTCCGGTCGGATGGAGTGGATCGCCCTGCGGCGGTCCATGCGTGAGCAGGGAGTGCTTACCCCATGAGCAAGAAGACCGAGACGCTCGGCGCGGAGCTGGAGGTCATCCGCTCCGAACTGGCCGAGCTGGAGAAGGTCGACGAGCCCACCGACGAGCAGGTCGAGCGGGCCAAGTCACTGCTCGGCGACTGGGACACCAAGAAGGCCGCCTACGACGCGGCCGTCGAGTACGACCAGAAGATCGAGGCCGTGCGTTCGGCGGCGCTGAACCGTCCCGCCACCGAGTCCGGCGACGGCGCCAAGTTCGGCGCACCAGAGGTCATGCGCCGGGTCGACCCGTTCGAGGTGCTCCGCACCGGCGCGGTCGGCATGAACCAGCGTGAGATCAAGCGGGCGATGATCGACGGGAACCTGAAGGCGCTCGAGGACAAGGACGTCGAGGGCGAAAACCAGGCCCACTTCGAGAGGGTCATCAAGCGGCACGCCGACGACTTCGCCTGGGCAGGGAACATCCTGGCCCGGTCCCGGCCGGAGTACGAGTCTGGTTGGGCGAAGCTGATGATGGGCCGCCCGGAGCTGCTCGACGAGCTCGAGCGGACGGCGATGTCGTCAGGGTCGAACACCAACGGCGGCTACCTCATCCCCACGCACCTCGACCCGACGATCATCCTGACGAACTCGGGCACGTCGAACGTGATCCGCGGCATTTCCCGCGTCGTCACCCTGACCGAGGGCACGACGTGGAACGGTGTCACTTCAGCCGGCGTGACGGCGTCGTGGGACGGTGAACTCGTCGAGGTTTCCGACGACACCCCGACGTTCGGCCGCGTCAGCGTCGCGACGAATGTGGCGCAGTCCTTCGTCCAGGCCAGCATCAGCGCGTTCCAGGACATCTCGGGGCTGCAGTCCGACGTGATGATGATGTTCGCCGACGCCCGCGACCGGCTCGAGGGCGCAGCCCACGCCACCGGTTCGGGGTCGTCGAACCAGCCCAAGGGCATCGTCACCGCCCTGGACGCCTCCACCTCCGTCGAGGTCACCTCCACCACGGCGGCGACGATCGGCCTGGTCGACCTGCACGCCCTGTACCGGGCGGTGCCGGTCCGCTGGCGTGGCCGCGGCACGTGGCTGATGAACCCGCTCTACTCCCTCGCCGTGAAGGCGCTCGGTACGGCGATCTCGGCGTCGTACTCCGGTGACCTGCGCGAGCCGGTCGCCGGCCGGATCCTCGGCCGGCCGCTGGTCGAGTCGGATGACATGCCGACCACGCAGACCACCACCGCCCTCGACAACGAGATCATCTACGGCGACTTCTCCAACTACCTCATCGTCGACAAGCCCGGCTCGATGAGCGTCGAGTTCATCCCGCACCTGTTCAACACCTCCAACAACCTGCCCGACGGCCGTCGGGGCTGGTACGCGTACTGGCGGACCGGCGCGGACTCCACCAACATCTCCGCGTTCCGGATCCTGCAGGACAAGACCAGCGCGTAACGAAGTCGGGGCGGGCGGGGTGCTGGGCCCCGCCCGCCCGCATACCCAGCACCCAGTCAAGGAGTTGCCGTGAAGTACGTGCGCGTCAAGCCACCCGTCTGCGTCCTGCGCCACCCAGACCACGGCGGCATGGTCGCCCCCGACCCGTCGCTTCCGTACCAGGACGACGACCCGCTGGTGAAGGCGTACCCGTGGCAGTTCCAGGCCGACGACGACAAGACCGCCGACGACGACCCGAACAGGGTCGTCACCGAAGTCCAGGTCGAACAGGCCCCCAAGCGCCGCCCAACCCGGAAGTGACCCGCGTCGTCGTCGGGTTCCTCGACCCCGACCACACCTCCACCTGCTTCACCCTCTCCTACCGGGACCTGTGCGTCCGCGACGCCCTCACCGCCGGCCACATCTACCGGCCCGGCGGCGCCGAACTCCGCGCACTCACCGGGGCGGGCGGGATCGCCGCGAACCGGAACAAGGTCGCCAGGGACTTCCTGCAGACCGACGGCGAATGGCTGTGGTTCATCGACACCGACATGGGGTTCGAGGACGACACCGTCGAACGTCTCCTCGCCGCCGCCGACCCGGCGGAGCGGCCGGTGATGGGCGGGCTGTGTTTCGCCGCGATCCGCCCCAAGGGCATCGACCAGCACCCGCTTAGGGCGCAGCGGTACCTGATCCAGCCCACCATCTACGGCTACGTGGACGAGGACGGCGAGGTCGGGTTCCGCCCCATCCTCGACTACCCGCGCGACAGCATCGTGGAGTGCTCGGCCACCGGAGCGGCGTGCCTGCTGATCCACCGGACCGCCCTGGAAAAGGTGCAGGCCGACGTGGGTGAGGCGTGGTTCGACCCGATCGTCCACCCCACCGGGCTCAAAGGGAAACCGCGGACGTTCTCCGAAGACCTGTCGTTCTGCGTCCGCCTCGCCAAGGTCGGAATCCCCGTCCACGTCGACACGTCGGTGAAAACCACCCACGAAAAAGGGTTCCTGTACCTCGATGAGGAAACGTTCCAAGCGCAGCAGGCGGCGATGTGAAACTCAACATCGGCTGCGGCCGGAACATCCGCGACGGCTGGGTCAACATCGACTCGGTTGCGCTGCCCGGCGTCGACCACGTCATCGACCTGGACGACAAACCCGCCCTGCCATTTCCTGACAACTCGATCACCATGATCGAGGGATCGCACGTCATCGAACACCTGCACCACCCGTTGCCGCTGATGCAGGAACTGTGGCGGGTCGCCGAACCCGACGCTGTGGCGATCCTCCGTACCCCGTACGGGTCGTCCGACGAGGCGGACGAGGACCCCACTCATGTGCGGCGGATGTTCCTGCAGTCGTGGGGCTACTTCGGTCAACCCCTGTACTGGAGGGCCGACTACGGCTACCGCGGCGACTGGCGCGTCGTTGCGGTCGAGCTTCACATCGACCCGCTGTTCAACGACCTGCCGGACGAAGACGTCATGGTGCTGGTCCGGCTGCAACGCAACGTGGTCCGGGAAATGGTCGCGATCCTCCAGGCGTGCAAGCCGGCCCGCGAGCCGCTGCGCGAACTGCAGGAAACGTTCGACGTCATCGTCAAACGCAGGGAGTCGTGATGGCCGAAGTCGAACGCGCCCAGTCAGGGCTTTGGGTGGCGCACGGGTTCAACTTCCTGCGCCACCGGGCCACCAAGAAGACCGTGACGTTGAAGACCGGCGAACGGGCTCTGGTGTCCGTCGACGACTCCGGCACCGTCACCCAGATCGAAACCGCCGAGCGGCTCGACGCGATCGTCCGGCCGAAAACCGTCACCATCCGGATCCCCATCCCACGAGTAGGAGCGTGAGCCGTGGGCCGCGTCGATGAAGTCCGCGCCCGCTACGACGCTGAACTGGCGTTGGCGGAGCTCGAAGACGAGCTGTCCGCGGCGAAGGAGAACGGCGAGGCGACACCGGAGCTGAAGCGGCGGGTTCGTGAGGCGCGCCGCGCGTTCCGGGAGGCCCGCGCCGGAGACGCGGTCGCCAGCCCGGCCGTGATCGAAGTGTCCACCGACCTGCCGACCGTGGAGGGCTGAACCGATGGCTGTCACCGCGTCCGGCCTGTACGGGCTCACGCTCGAGAAGTTCCTCAACGCCACTTCCCTCCCCACCAACGGGCTCGAGTCGGAGACCGCGGTCAAGGTGCTGATGTGCACCGACTCGGAAACCCCGAACTTCGACACCCACAACTTCCGCGACGACATCGCCGCCGAAGTGTCGGGCACCGGCTACACCACCGGCGGCGTCGTCATCACCTCCACCGAGCTCACCCTCTCCTCCGGTGTGCTGACCTACGACGCCGCCGACGCATCCTGGTCGTCATCGACGATCTCCAACGCGATGGCGGCGGTCGGGTACTTCGCCCGCGGCGGTGCATCGTCCGCAGACGAGTTGGTGTTCCTGTCCGACTTCGTCTCGGCCGCCTCAAGCTCCAACGGCACGTTCACGATCCAGTGGTCCGCGTCGGGCATCTTCACCATCGACTACACCCCGTAGGCCATGGCCGTCTCGGTCCGCGAACAGCTTCACGGCTCGTCTCTGACCGAGCCCATCACCCTCACCACCGACGCCGGCACGGCCGTGGATGACGTGTTGGTGGCGCTGCACTTCACAGCGTTCTACGGCGCTGGGGACATGCAGGCGCCGTCGGTCGCCTCCGGTGTTGGCACGTGGACGCTGATCACGACGGCCCGCAACGACTCCTCGAATGCGCCACACATCAAAGCCTGGTGGGCGCCGGTCACCAGCGGCGGCGCCAAGGCGGTCGACTTCAACCACGCACAGGCCGACCCACCGCACAACGCGTACTTGCTGGTGCTGTCCGGTGCCGATACCACCGACCCGGTCTCGGGCTCAGGTGTGCTCGATGACGCATTCGGCACTAGCCAGGTAGCCCCGTCGGTGACCGGTGAGGCCGACGGCCTCCTGGCCTGCGGGTGGGTCAGCGATGACCTGGTGACCTACACGGCGCCGGGCAGCATGACTGGAGTCAACACCGATAACGGCTTCAACACGGCGATGGGCGCATATCAGACCCTTGCCGCAGGTGGGGCTACCGGCACGCGCACTGCCACCTCATCGGCAGCCAAGACGCACACGGCGATATCCGTAGCGATCGGGCCCGCCGCGGGTGGCACGAACGCCACCGTCACCCCAGCCGTCATAGCCTGCACCACCACCGTTCCCCGAGCCGCGGTGAACACTGCGGCCGGACCCGCATCCATCGCTGGTACGGCTGCCCTGCCACGCGCCGCGGTCAACACGACAGCCGGCCCAGCCGCGACAGCCGCAATCGCCGCTGTGCCGCGCGCAGCCGTCAACGTCACCGCATCGCCCACAGTGATCGCGGCAACCGTTGCGCTCACCCGACCGGCGGTCAATGTTTCGGCCAGCCCGGCCGTGTTCACTGCCACCGTCACGTTGCCAACCCCGACCGTTGGGGTGGCCGGAAACGCCACCGTCGCACCGGCTGTCATCGCCTGCATCGTCGCTGTCCCGCGACCCGATGTGAACACCGCCGCGGGCCCGGCGACGGTGGCTGCGACCGTCACCCTCCCAGCCGCCGCCGTCAACGTGGCCGCAGGACCAGCCGTCGTACCAGTAACGGTCACACTCCCGCAGCCCGGCGCCGCCCCAACCGCCAGCCCGGCAACCGTCGCGGCGACGGTCGCCGTGCCCCGACCGTCCGTCAACGCCGGGGCCTCGCCCGCCACGATCGCTGTGACGGTCACCCTGCCGACCCCGACGATCGGCGGTGTCACCGCCAAAGCCGACAGCGACGCCGAAGTAACCGCCGCAGTCGCGGCCGTCGCCGCGGTCACCGCAACCCGCACCAGCGCAACGTCCGTCGCCGCCACCTACACGTCGAGCCCGGGGGTGACCTGATGGCAAACGTGTTCTACGAGCACGCCTCCGCCGAACTCGCCACCCTCACCAACACGTTCTCCGTTTCGGGCACCCCAACCGACCCCAACACGGTGTCGCTGGTCATCACCGACCCGGCCGGGACCGCGACCACCTACACGTACGCGGCAAGCCAGATCACCAAGGTGTCCACTGGCGTCTACAGCAAAGACATCCCGTGCACCGCCGACGGGATCTGGACGTACACGTGGATCGGCACCGGCGCCGCCTCCGACGTCGTCGCTGGCACCTGGACAGTGTTCAACACCGAACTGTCCAAGCTGTACTGCAGCGTCGAGGAACTCAAGTCACGGCTCGGCATCAGCGACACCCAGGACGACTTCGAACTCCGCCTCGCCATCGATGCCGCCTCCCGGTGGCTCGACGACCAGTACTGCCACCGCCACTTCTGGCGCGGCACCTCCACCCGCACCTTCGCCGCCGATTCCTGGTACGAGCTCGCGGTCGACGACCTGGTCTCGGTCACGGCTTTGAAGACCGACGCCGCGGGCGACGGAACCTTCGAAACCACCTGGGACAGCAGCGACTACCAGCTGCTCCCGGTCAACGCCGCCACCCGGCACGCCGAGGCGCGGCCGTACACGTGCATCAAAGCAATCGCCTCACGCACCTTCCCGGTAGCCGGTGACACCCGCCTGCGCACCGACCGGGTACAGGTCGAGGCCGTCTGGGGTTGGCCCGCGATCCCTACCGGCATCAAACAAGCCACGCTGATCATCGCCGCGGAGACGTTCAAGCTGAAAGACACGTTCGCCGGCCGCGGCGGCTTTGGCGAGTGGGCCGGCGAGGCCGTGCGCCGTAGCCCCCAAGCGTTGGACTACGCGAGACCGTTCCGCAAGCACGCCGTGCTGGTGGCCTGATGGCAGCAACGATCGAGCAGATCATGGGAGGGCTCGAAACCCGTCTCGCCACCATCTCCGGGTTGCGGACAAGGGACATCGCCCCCGACAACCCACCCGTCCCGTGCGCGTTC